TAGTTAGAATAGGAATCATGAGAAATTAGCAAAGAACTTTTATATTGCTTACTTCTTCAATTGTCCCGTCAAAACACTCGCAGTAATGACGGGAGTTGTTGCGTCTTTTGCGGACGTTTCAATGCGTCTTTTGCGGAGCCTATTTCTTCTTAGCAGTCTTAGCTGCTTGCTTAAACTGCTTAGCAGTAGGAGCACCAGCAGTACCAGGCTTTCTCATTTTTTCACCACTGCCTTGTTCAATGCGAAGACGCTTGGCGTGGATGTTTGCATAAAGACCTTGTTTAGCCATTACTTTTTCTTTTTAGATTTACCAGCTTTGCTGAGTGCAATGGCTACTGCCTGTTTTTGAGGGTAGCCTTCGATCTTCAGTTTACTAATGTTAGATGAAACAGTCTTGTCAGACTTACCCTTCTTAAGAGGCATTACCAGATACCAGGAATAATTTGTCCAGTCAGTGCGTAAGCACCCAGAGCAGCCATGACGCCAAGCATAGCCAGGCGACCATTGAGCTGTTCAGCTCGTTCATTGTGTGGAACACCGTAGGGATGGTCAGTCATAATAAGTGGTGGTTCGATAGGCCAGATGTTAGTGTCGTTCATCAGAATTTCAGATCAGAGCGGGCAAGCTTTTGCATGATCTCATCACGGTAAGCCGGATCACGATCATAGCGAGAGTCATTCATAGCTCGAACAACTTCAGCTTGACTCTTAAATGTATCAGCAGGAGCAGCTGCTTTACCTTGAATCATCTTACCCTCGTAACCTACGGCATCTGTGTAACGTGCTTTGAGACCAGCAAGGGCAAGGTTGATAGCATCAACGTTACCTGATTCAACTACATTGTCAAATGCTTGGATCTCAGATTGAGAAAAGTTTTGAGCTGCCCAACCAACAAGTTGTTGATAAGCAGTTTCACCGCCAACTGAATTTTGAATCCGATTAACATCGGCTTGAGAAAGTTCAACGGATTGAGATTGAGCAGGTGCTTCACCTAGACCAGCTTCATATTTAAAGTAAGCCTCTACAAGTTCTTTAGAGGACATACTTTCAAATTCAGCCAAAGTCTCAGGACTTAGCTGACCCTTCTCATAATACTCATCAGCTGCACGACTGATGGCTTCAATTTGAGAAGAGTATTCAGTCTCTTCTTGTGGTTCTTCAGGCTCGGATTCAGACTCCTGCTCTGCTTCACCAACATCTTCTTTGGAACCAAGTTTCTTTTCAAGTTCCATGTAAGCTTTTTCAAGCTCTTGTGCATTTTTGTACTTACCAGCAAGCCGTGCATTAGCTTGGTTAATCATCTCTTCGCCAATAGCGAGAGACTCAGCTTCATCAGATTCGATGGAAGCAAGAACCTCAGGGTCGGAACTGGGATCGTAACTTAGAGTTTCAGCCATGTGTTATTGAAGTGGTGGAATGACTTCCTCACCCATTGCAGCATTGACAGTCTCAGCTGCCATTGGATTCTTGGATGGATCAGCCAGTGGTGCTTTAAGCATCTGACCTGCTTGTTGCATCATGAGTTGATCCTCTTGTGCTTGAGCAGCATCTGCTTGTTCTTGTTGGATTTGCTCCATGGACTTCACAAGGTTCAATACGTCGATACCTTGTGCAGCTGCCAAACGTTTAATAGCTTCGTCTGCATTGATGTATTGCATCAGTGCATCAGGTCCAAGTGTTTGGGCAATAGTCATGATAAAGGAAGTGAGAGACTCACGATCTTGTCCACGACCAAGTGCATTAATACCAGCAACGATAGTTGGGTTTACAAGATCCTTAGGAATCTTAGGCAGCTGACCAGTACGTTGCAAGACCAGCAGTTTACGATTCAGATAAGGAAGAAGGAACTCAACAGTCAACAAGGAGAATAGTCCACCGAGTTGCTGTTCAAGTTCAAGTTGAGTGAGCCGTACTTCTTCAGCAGTCGTACGTTCAGACTGACGAACATTCAAGATAAGGAATGCTTCAGACAACCGACGCTCAAGTTGTTGCATCAGTGTCATGGCAGTAGCAAAGTCAGCGGTCTTACCAACTTGGATAACACCAATGTCATCGGGTCTGCCTTGAACGATCGCACCGTTGCCTGCCTTCGCTAGCGTCTGTGCTTTAGTCGTGCTTGAGGGTGATACCACGAAGACGACCTTAGCGGCTGCTGCAGATCCTTCTACGAGTGCCTGAGAGAGTGCGTCCAAAGACTTAAGATCTCCAAGGAACTCTTCGACTCTACCTCGTCCATAGTTCTCACCGTCAACAGAATTAAAACGGAGAACCAGCCAAGGACTTGCATCTACTGGTGCTTTACTTTCAGAGCCTTCAAGTTTTTTACCATAAGCTTCTTGATGCCACAACCAGCGGTTGTTGTCAAGACGCACATGGGTGTAAACCTCTACATCATTTTCATGTGAGAAACTCTCATCCATTACTGGAAGAGGTTCTTTAATCAACTCCTTAGGGAGTAGGTTTTTGTTAATGAGTTCTTTGGTTACGATCTCAATTACGTTACCGTTTCCATCTCTATCGACAACGTAGCGATTCAGTGGGTAATGTTTCAACCCATCCTTACCCATATAAATTAGGGCGTTACCACCAACCACAAGGTGCTTAAGAGCTTGGTGCACTACAACACGGTCGCTAGAAGCAGCAACTGTGTCCATGACCATACGCTCCATCTTGGCAAAACTAAGATCAAGTTCAGAACGGATCTCAGCAGGCAAATCAGTGCCAAGCTTATCATCACGTACTTGAAGTTTGAAGAACGTAGTTTGAGGGGGAAGGAGGGACAGCATCAACTTGGATGCAAGTGTCACTACCCCCTTAGCTCCTACGGATTGCCAAGGTTGTTTGAGGGATTGATGGGTAACACGGAACTCATCACGTTGGATGAGGTAAGGAATGGTGAGCTTTGAGCACTCAACCGCTGTGTCAAGAAATTGAGAACGGTAGCTGGATAGATGATCGTACCTGCTTTTAGCGTTCATTTAATTAATTAGATACTAAGACCACCACTGGAGCCACCTCCAATGTTAAGGGGAATGCGGAGTGAAGCAGCACCGCTACCCATGGCAACAGTGCTTTTGCGTCGAGAAGCTGCGGTACGGATGCCACCAGTTTCTGCACCAATTGTGCTTTTAACAGTAGTGGGTGCTTTGCTAGCTTCCATCATAGCTTTAGTTTGTGCTTCCATTTGTTGACGCATCATTTCAAGCCGTTGACGTTCAGCTTCTTGTTGTTGACGCATCAAATCTGCCATGCGATTAGCTTCTTCATTAGCAGCTCGCATTGCATTTTGTTGTGCATGGTGTTGGCGTTTAGCAGAACCCATGATTAATCCTCTTCGTTGAGTTTAGATTGGATCCATTCCACAACACTACGTTGCCCAGATCTATACATAATCTGACTAAGTGTAGTATCTGGAGTGGGATTGACGGGTGGAAAAACATCTTCTAGTTCTGCTAGAAGTTGTTCAATTGTTAAATGGATGGAGTAAGGAACAGACATGTTACATGGAACGATTCATGCGTCGAACACGGCTTGGAGCTATTTCTTGACTAATGCGAAGACCAGCCTGCCGTTGTCCAATAGTAGCCTGTGGTTGCATTGACGCAAATGAAGGAGTTTGTTTAACGCTTTCACCTTGTTTCTTTAGAAATGAAAGCTGCTCTTCCATGCTAGACAAGCGGTTAAAAAGATCTGCGTCTGCTTGTTCTTTTTTCTTTTTATCCTCAGCTTCTTTTAGGCGCTGAGCAAATTGTCCTCTAGAACCCATGATTAAGCATACTGTGGTAGGTTTTGATTGGCGTGTTCAAAGAATGCTGGCATACGTGCTCGCTTAGTTTCAACGAGTTCAGGTGCACGACCTTCGTACATCAGGCGATCACTGGAATCAAGCCAAAATTTTTTGTTGATATATTTATTGGTAGCTACCCCAGAAAGGGGTTGCACCACCCAATTAATGGTTGCCTTCCTGAGCTTATCCAGACTAGGACTCCAATCGAGACCAAGCTCACGACATACCAAGCTATTTGTTGCAACGTGTACTTGTTCATCACGACTAATGTCTGCGCTTACTGTTCGGAGACCAGCATCACCGTTAAATCGGAAGAATGGGAGGAGCACGAAGAAAACTGCACGTTCGGCAACCAACGCCTTGAGGAGCGTGTGATCTGGATGAGCAATCCAGGCGTCCCGCAGATTCTTTGCTTCGGCTTCAGCTTTTTCATCAACGCCGATAGCATTGGCGATGTAACCGAGTGCAAGGTCGTGGTTCTCTTCGTCTTTGATATTGGACAGAAGGATATTCCTTGCCATGTCCGGTACTTCATTCTTAAGCGCATCGTGGATAAAGTCTCCTACCGGAAGCTCCATATGTCGGATTGCCAAAGCACGGTAGATAGTTTCTTCCGCACCTTCAGCCAGTTTACCCGCAGTCGTTTGAAC